GGCGCATCGCCGGCAGTTCGATCGTGCCATGCATGTTGTCGTCCTTACGGTGAAGTGAGCCCTGGATCAGGCTGCATCACGCCGGTCTTGGTGACCCGGCGCGGGTCGCTGTCGAAAATCAGTCCCAGCGCATCGATCTTGGCGTTCATCGCCGCGATCTCGGCCAGCACCGCATCGGGATTGTGGCCCTGCCGCGCGATGGCTTGCGCCAGCGTCATCGTGCCGGATCGCATCGCCAGAAGGTCGGCCATGGCATCCTTCAACGGATCGACCGCTTCAAAACGCGGCGGCGACCATTCGACCGGGATGCGCGGCTGCGGGAGCTTGCCGGCCGCCCAGGCCTGTTCGGTGAACCAGTCCCAAGTGGGCTGGCAGAGCATCGGAATGACGATCTGCCACTGGACCGCATCGATCAGGCGGCGGAACTCGACGAGCCCCGCCCGGATCGACGAATAGTTGACCTGACTGAGATCGCCGGTCAGCAGTTCGTAGGGCATGCGAAAACCTGCCGCCACGATGTGCAGCTGGGCGCGCAGCCATTCCGCCACGCCGGCCGTCGTTGCAGGCTGATTGAAACGGATATCCTTGCCGCCACGCGCATAGGCGATGAGGCCCGGCTCGAACTGCTCCACGCGGTTGCCGTCGGCGTCCACCACGGACGGTGCTATTCCCTGCTCGGCCTCATCGGCGCCAAGCACGATGCCGACGACGCAGGCTTCGGTCTTCTTGCGAACCAGCTCGGCTTGCGTCCAGTCGTCGAGATCGCGCAGTGCGCGCATGACCGGCGTTCCCCATGGCACGCCGCGCACTTGAGCGCGCTGCTTCTCGTAAAGATGCACGATGTCGGCGGCTGGGATCGCGAGACTGTCGAGACGCCGCCGCGTCGTGACCACGCTGTCACCCGGATGCTGCGCGAACAGCCAGAAGGCCCGCCGCTGTCCCAGGCTTGAGAACTCGATCCCCTGGACGACACGACCACCATCCGCGAGATCGCCATTGCGCCCGGCATCGAGCATATCGGCTTCGAGCAACTGCAGCTGCAGCGGCACGTCCAGTCCGTCATTCGCACGACGCGGGCGGCGACGCAGCAGCACCTCGCCTGCTTCGATCATCTGCCGACAGGCCAGGGTTTGCAGACCGAGAAAGTCGAGCTGGCCGTCGGCATCGCAGCACGCCGACCATGTCTCCCAGAGCGCATTGACCTGCGCGTCGAGTTTGTCATTGCCGCTGGCGGCGCGGGCGATGATGCCAGAGCCGATGATGTTGTTGACCAAAACCGATACCGCCTTGGCGGCATGCGGATTGTTGCGCACAAGATCGCGCATACGGTCGCGCAGCAACCCGGCTGCTACAGCAATCTCGCTGTCGGCCGATGTTCCGGCCGCGCGCCATCCATCGGTTCGCCGCCCCTTGGCAGCACCGTCGTAGCCGCGCGCCAGAGCATCGAAGCTCTCCCGCGCCTGCACACGGCGCAGTGCCGCCCGGGGGGCGACCGAGCCGATTGCGCGGTCAAGCCAGGTGACGCGCAGCATCAGCGCTCCCCGCGCGAGAACCCGGCGAAACCGGCAACGGGTGGACGGTTTTCGGCACCCCCGGCGATTTCACGCTCGATCGTGCGGATCCGCGACAAGAGGTCGGCGGCGGAGCCGTACTCGACGGTCTTGCCGTCGTAGCTGACCCGCAACGTGCCAGACGCGTAGGCGCGTCGCAGCGCATCGAGTTCCGCATTGGTCCAGCTCATCGCAACCATCCTTTATCCACGCCCGAGAGCCAGTCGGATCGGCGCTTACCGCCGGCAACGGGCGCACGCGCCAGCACACCGGCTGCGATCGACGCATCCGGTTTCACATCGACGATTCCTTTAGGCACAGGTCCGACCTGATCTTCCAGATCGCGCCATTTCTCATCGGTCCAGCGATCGGCACCCGCGATCCAGGCGGCCGCCCGGGCGTAAACCCGGCAGTCGAGGACTTCGTTGCGTTCACGAAGCTTCTGCCATTCGAGCCGCTGGAATCCCCGACGGGTCTTCACGCTCACGAGTTGCTCGGCGACGAGCTGCTTCACCCACTCCGCTTCGAGCCCGCGCGGCAGATGCACGAAGCCCGCCGGATATTGCGCGCCCTCGGTGATTTCCTCGTCGGTCGGGCGCATGAGCCGCAGATGCCGATAGGTCTCGCTTTTGAACGTCGCTACCGCGACCGTCCAGAGACGAGCACCGCGCCGCAGCTTGCGGCCGGCTTCAGTGACATCGACGAAACTTGGGCCCACGACGGGTGCCGCCCGGTTGAAGCCTTCGACACCCTTAAGCGGTGCGACCTGCGCATGGCCCGCCGATCGTGCCCAGGCATAGACGGCCGGCGACTCGTAGCCGCTATCGATGCCGAGTTTCGCGAGGCCAAGCCGCGCGCCATGGGCATGCGGCCAGGTCCGGTCGAGCAGGCCTGAGAGTTGCCCCCAAGTCTCGGCATGCTCCGGCCCACCATCGATGACGATATGGTCGACGAACCAGCTGGTCAGTCCCCGTCCCCAGGCCCAGACCGAGACCTCGATCCGGTCTTTCTGGACGTCGACGCCAGCGGTCAGGAACAAACCACCGCTCGGCACGGTGCCGATCTGCCAATCCTCGCGGCGCTCATAGAGACGCTGCCAGTCGGGCGCTTCGCCGGTCTCGATCCAGGTCTCGCCCAGCACACCGTTCTTGAAACTGCGCTTGGCCTCATCGGTCGCCAGCGAAGCTTCCCACATGCGCGCGATCATCGCCCAGCTCATCCAGCCAACCGGCGAGTAGAGCGCCGACAGATGGAACCCGATCGTGCCGGGATCGGCGGCTTCCGCCGTCGGACGCCAATCGCCAGCATGGAGCATCTCGATCTTGTGGTGCTCTTCGACTGCACCGTCGCAGGCTTCGCATTGGTAATGCGCGGTATCGGGTTTTCCCTTCTCCCAGCGCAGCCGCTCGAAACGCAACCACTGCCGATGCTGGCAATGCGGGCACGGCACGAAGAAGCGCCGCTGATCGGATGCCTCGAACTCACGCTCGATCCGCGACACGCCATGGATCGTCGGCGTCGAAGCGAGAAACACTTTCGAACGCCACGAGAAGGTGCGCGTGCGCGCCTCGGCGAGCGCGACCGGATCGCCTTCCTCGTCGGCCGAGGGCGGATAGGCGTCGACCTCGTCGAGAAAAAGATAGCGCGCCGGCATCGATCGCAGTCCCACCGCGCTGTTCGCACCGGTGATCACCAGAAGACCAGCCGGAAACTCCTTCGACAGGACCGTGTTGCCGGCGTCCCGCGCGCGCGCCGGTTTGACGCGCTCCCGCAGGGCCGGGCTTTCCGCGATCAACGGTTCGATGCGCTGGCGCGAGAAGCGCTTGGCAAGCTCGACGGTCGGCTGCACCGAGAGCATCGGGCCTGGTGCATGATGGATGATGTAGCCGATCCAGTTGTTGCCGGCCTCGGTCGCCCCGACCTGTGCTGCCTTCATGAACACGATGCGCCGCGCAGGGTGCGACGGCGACAGCGCGTCCATGATCGCGCGCATATAGGGCGTGCGATCGGTTCGATAGCGCCCCGGCTCGGCCGAGGCGCGCGGGCTCAGAAAGCGATGCTTATCCGCCCATTCGGAAACAGTGAGCAGCGGATCCGGGGTGAGACCGTCCCGCCAGGATTGCCATAGCTCTTCAGCCCCCTCGAAGCCGAACAGATCAACGGAACTCTGGTCGGACCTCGGCAAGTTCGGCGAGGTGGGCGCGGACATGTGTCTCTAAAGCCTTCTGCATTGGATGCGCCTCCACGCCAAGCTCGGCCGCGATCAGCGCGGCGACACGGGCGGGCCAATTGACCCAAGTGTCCCGCTCCTCGCGCGCCATGCGGAAGACAAGTGCGGTCGCGCGCGCTCGGTCGATCAGCTCGCCCTTCATGCGCTGGAGCCGCAGGCGCGCGAGATGCGCCTTGGCGATCTCATGGGCGGTCCGCGCTTGGACGAAAGTCACGTTGCCGCTTGCGGGGAGACCCTGCTCCTTGAGGGTCTCCCGGACCGACCCCATGGCTGCCTCGGCCACGGGCTTGAGCTTTTCGGGCTTGGCCTTGGACCGCCCGGGTTCGGTCGAACGCTCCCAGGAAATGTC